ACCAGAAGAACAGTAAAAACTTTTGGGATAAGTTTGGCGTGCCTCTCATGTTGCTAGTATTTGTCGGGTTGTCTGCGATAAACTATTTTAAAGTATCAGTGTAAACAACGCTTATAAGTGATAAGTAAAAACTAATTCAGTGGATTAGATAAATGTTAGAAATTAAGTATAGATTAACGTCTGAGTTAATTGGCTATGTAAACAACAGCCGCACTCACTCAGATGACCAAGTTGCACAAATATCGGCAAGCATTAAGGAATTTGGCTTTACCTAGCAATCACCTAAGGAGTTTGGTATAATACCCTCTAATTATAAAGGTGTCAGAATGATAGATATACTAAATTATCCCAACTATAAAATTACAGATTCAGGCGATGTTTACTCGGTTAAGCTTAAACGATTTATGAAAGCTAAAGTTAATAACGGGTATTCAAGTATTGGATTAAGAAAGGACGGTAAATATTATTATCATAATATTCATAGGCTTGTATTGATTGCTTACGGCGAACTTATTTTTAATTATCAGGATATGCAGGCATGCCATAATGATGGAGACAAAGGGAATAATCATATATCAAATCTTAGGTGGGCGACTCCTCGCGATAACACAAATGATAAGTATGCTCATGGCACGGCCTTTAAGTGTGATGAGGGTGAGCAGCACCACAACGCAAAGTTAAATATATCAATGGTTGTTAAGATGAGAATTGATGCTGTTTTTATGAACACCAAACAAATCGGTTTAAAATATGGGGTGGCTAAATTAACCGCTTATGACGCTATTGTTGGAAACTCATGGAAGTCTGTCAACGTGATTCAGCTCCCCGTTAATTTATCTGGAAGGCAGTACAATAGACTATGAATGACCTTAAAATAAAGTACCTAAAATCGGAAGATATAACGCCGTATATCAACAACACGAGAACTCATAGTGAAGAGCAAATTTCTCAAATTAAATCGTCAATAAAAGAATTTGGAATGTGTACGCCAATAGGCATACACAATGGGACTATAATATATGGTCACGCAAGATTTACGGCACTAAAGTCACTCGGCTATGAAGAGTTCCCCACTGTCGATTTATCTTACCTAACGGACTCACAAAAAAAAGCCTATGTGATAGCAGACAACAAGCTCGCATTGAATGCAGGCTGGGATGATGAGCTATTAGCATTAGAGCTTAAATCATTGCAGGGTGAAGACTTTGATTTATCTTTGATTGGTTTTGATGTTGATGAGCTTGCATTATTGCTTGATTCTGAGAAAATAGATAGTCTTGATATTGCAGAGCAAGATTACAGCGAAAAGTTTAGTCTTGTAATTGATTGTGATGACGAGCTACACCAAGAAGTTACTTTTAAAAAACTCCGTTCAGAGGGTTACACATGCCAAGTTCAAAGTTTGTAGTCTATTCACAAGTTGGCAGCTCTTTTCGAATAGAAAAAGTCAAGGGCATGTTTGATTGCAATTTAAAAGAAATAGTTAAAGAGTATCAAGTAGACATTCCTATAGAGTACTTTAATTGGAACGTTGGGCTGATAGTAGGTGCTAGCGGTAGTGGCAAGACAACAATAGCAAAAGAAGTATTCAAAGATTATGATTTATTTAAAGGGTTCGAGTGGAAAGAATCATCAATATTAGATGATTTTGACGAAAAGTTCTCAGCTAAAGAGCTAACAGAAATATTGTCAAAAGTTGGGTTCTCTTCACCGCCAGACTGGTTAAAGCCTTTTAGTGTTCTGTCTAATGGTCAAAAAATGAGGGTTGAGCTAGCTAGACTGATACTAGAATGCGATAAACCTTTTATATATGACGAATTCACATCTGTCGTTGATAGACAAGTTGCTAAGATTGGCAGCGCAGCTATACAGAAATTTGTTCGGAAGAAAGACAAAAAATTCATAGCTGTAAGCTGTCATTACGACATAGCTGAATGGCTAGAGCCCGACTGGGTTTACGATGTGAATAAAATGGAGTTTATCGACACTAGGGGGTTACTTAGGCGACCAGATATTAAGGTCGATATACGCAAGGCGACACAAGATGAATGGTCAATATTTAAAAAGTTTCATTATTTGACAGCAACGCATAATAAAGCGGCTCATAAATACATAGCTGAGATTAAAGGCGAAGCTGTAGGCTGGGTAAGCGTTATACATTTCCCGCACCCAAAAGTTAAAAACATGAAAAAAATACACAGGGTCGTTATAAAGCCGGATTATCAGGGTGTGGGGCTGGGATCTAAGCTAATAAAAGTCATTGCGGAAATGTATTCAGCCGATAATTTTAGAATTTCAATTACTACCGGTGCTCCATCTTTTATATACAGTTTAATGACTAGCAAATCATGGTTCATGTCAAGAAAGCCGGGTAGAGTATCGCCTACCAGCAAAAATGGCGCTCTCAAGAAATCAGTTTCTTCTAATAGACTAACGGCATCATTCGAGTACAAAGCATGAAAACGTTACATTTAAACTTAAAATCTGAATACTTTGAGCAAATAAAAGCAGGCGTTAAAAAATTTGAGTTTAGACTTGCAACTGAATTTTGGGATAAGCGTTTAATGAATAGATGTTACGATAACATTCTTATCAAAAAAGGTTATCCTAAAAAAGATGATAAAGAAAAAATACTAGAGTTTAAGTGGAGTGGAGCTGTAAAACAAAGCTTGTCTCACCCTCATTTTGGAAAGGATTGTGTTGAAGTGTACGCGATTAAGCTGGAGAAGCCTAATGGCTAGACCAAAAAAGACGCTAAAAGAAGCACTAAAAATAAAAGATAATATTGTCTATGGGCTATGCTCCCTTGACAGTGATGTGTTTTATGTTGGCAAGACGAAGAACCCATCTAAAAGGTTGTTAAGCTATAAATATTTAAATGATTGCCACAATAAAGAATTGGCTGAACATATAAAATTGATAGGCGAGTTATTTGTCGTTATATTGGAGCAGGGAATAGATAACATTCAAGATGCTGAAATATATTGGATTGAAAATATCGGCGGTCACCTATTTAATAAAATGAGTCGCCCATACAAAACTTGGTTAGATTATAAATCAAAACCTTGGCAGGCTGGTGTAGGTGTAAGATGTCCAAGCGATTATCTAATTTTTAATGTTATTCAAACTACCGGCGACAAAAAAAACCCTATAATGGATGAGGTTAGACTAATTCGTGACAAAATGAGCATTAAAAAAAGATGCTGTTATGAAATAGATTTGTATAAAAATGCTTATAAGTGCCAACAAAAAGACATGAATAAATGGTTTAATAGATGTATAAATGACTTAATTGGGGAGCTTGAAAATGGCTCGCCCTAAAAAAACACTAAATGCAGAACAGATTAAAGAGGTTCAAACTCTAGCCGCAGTGCTTAATCAATCGCAAATTGCTGATTATTTTGGCTTTAGTCAAGACACATTTCAACGACTTATGAAGAAGAATCCAGAGGTTTTGCGGTCTTATCAGCTCGGACGAGCAAAGGCTATAGCTTCTATCGCTGGAAACCTGATTAAAAGCGCCAACAACGGAAATGTTTCAGCAATGACTTTTTATCTGAAAACACAAGCGGGATGGAAGGAGTCACAAGATATTAACTTATCATCTGCTGATGGCATATCAGTAAAAATAATCGATGCCTGAAATTGAAGTGGCATTAACTAAACCACAAAGAAGGTTTATATCTACTAAGTCAAAGTATCCAGCTATTATTGGTGGGTTAGGTAGCGGCAAGAGCAAAGGCGGCACAATGCGCCTAACTTTAAAGCTATTAAGCGATCCCGGTGCCAATGGCGCGTATTACATGCCAACTTATGACCTGATAAAGTTAAGAGCTATTCCGGGCATTGAGCAAGACTTGGAGCAATTGGGTATAGGGTTTAGTTTAAATAAATCTGATTACACAATACAAATGCATGGCTATGGTAATATTATATTTAGGTCATACGATCGACCTGAAAGAATTATAGCTTATGAAACGGCACATTCAATTGTCGATGAGATCGATACGCTACCAAAGGATAAGGCGGCTCTAGTTTGGCGCAAGATTACTGAACGTAATAGGCAGAAGCGATCAACAGTCAATACTATTGGTGCGGTGACTACTCCAGACCAAGGATTTAACGGTTTTGTGTATAGCAAATGGGGAAAGAACGCTCAAG